TGCTCACATTTTTGACACTGTATATTTGCAGTATGGACACACTTAACATACTTCTTTTCTTTCCGTGGTTTCTCTCCTTTACCACCTGACCCCTCCCCTTCTTTCTTTCTCCGGCTAAAACCAGATAAAGGGGCGTTGTCATCGTGAAAATGACCGGCAATCATGCAATCGATACCACAATCACATGTGCGCATCTCGGCCAATTCAATGGGTCCCTCACCGGGGTACCCTAATGTGGAGTCAAATTGCTTATTGACCCTCTTTTTAGTCTTAGGTTTTTTGTTCTTGCCTAAGACGTACCTATCTATGTCACGCTGGTGCTTATTATATGGTTTTTCAGTTTTATCTTCCTCTACATAACCATCAGCCTTCCATGCGTGTTTGTCGGGCAGCGACGCCACGTCGCCCGACTTGTACCTGTATTTATATGTGTTTCCTTTATCATCAGAAACGGGGGACGTTTGTTTGTTTGGTTCAGCGATTCAATTATTTAACATTTCAATGAATCAATTAAAATGCGAGCTAATTATAAGCGTTACCCCACGGGTTACTAGCCCACGGGAGACATGGTACGAGTCTCAGTACGTACCTCCGGTTAAAAAACCAGATAACTGCATGCGTTGAATAGCGTGATTCGCGTGTGTAGATTAAGCCTTAAGCAAGCATCTTGGTTGTCAAACCTCAGCCTCTGCACTCGTAGTCACGCATCACATGTGGGAGATCGAACGATCACACCAGAAGATTGGAAAATGCCCCTTTCGGCTACACAATCATTATTTCCTACCTCTAAGCATCCGCCCTGCATGTCCGTCATCGGGAATAGCAAGTTAAGCGGTTGGTACCTAGAACACCCAAAGTACGAAGTACTCCTTCAATGCGCTGCATATTGCTTTTTGCGCGAAGGGGGTGGCCCAATAAAGGGGGCCGGAGATAAACGAAAGACCAAAAATCAGATAGTGTAAAAGAAAATCATTCTACTCTCATCTAAAAAATATTCCACGAGTACCACTCATGAAAAAGAAAAAAGAAAAAATTTTTGTTTGTTTTATACAATTTACATTAACATTATTTTATTTTTATATTTTAATTTTATTTGTTTATTTATCTTTATTTTACATTTTTATTATTTTTATTATATACGAACAAAACCATCACTAGTAGACATATAGTTGCCTAAATGCGAAACTTGTGATTGTGTTGTGCTATAAGATCTGCGTTTCAATTTGAGCTTGATATACTCCCACAGATAGCCCCCGCAACAACGTGGGGGGCACATTAAAAGTATCCCTTCCTAGTTGCTGTTGCAGGCACAGTAGGTTGGATGGACTTTGTGGGTGGAGGATTTGAAGCAGTGAGTGTCACGGGATGAAAATCATTCTGCTCCTCTACTACCTCACACAAACGTTCGTTTTCTGCCTCTTTTTCATCAGATGACAGCTGCATAAGCTTGACTCTCTGGGTAATGTCTCGAAGTTTACTAGTTAAGTTTTCTAAGAGTTTACTGGAATTAGAAGTGCCAAATTGGAAAGAACTAGGAACGCAGGTGACGAATAAAAAGCCGGAGCAAGTACCAACAATGGTAAGAACACCAGTAGTAGTGACGGTACCCCCGGTTTGTGTACCATTGGAGACAACATCGACGCAAAGAGACAATGTCTCTGAAGCGGTGGAAGCAGCAACAAAACTACTTGTATTCGTAGTCCCAGTAAGTGGGAACATGTTAACCGCCGTACAATTGGTACCCGCAGTTAAACCAACGCTTGCACTAACAGACGTGACAGCCTGAGTGAAGTAGGTGACTATATATCTACCAGCTTCTGGTATAATGAACGAACTTGTCGTAGGAAAGTGTAAAGGAAAAGGGTTGGAAGCAAGAGCGGCAGGGCTAACAAAGTAAGCCGTGCCGGTAACCAAGCTAAGAAACCGATAACCTGAACTACCTTGATCAGTACCGATACTGCCTGAAAGCATAGGTTGAGCGAGTTCAAATTCGTAATCAAGATAAATATATCCGAGGTTAGAAGCTCCAGATATATTACCAGAATTACCAGCAATACGACATATGTGAAGGCGACCATAATCAGTCAACCTTTGATCTTCATCTATCTGGACAGAATATGGTCGAGTATAAAACCATTCTGAACCATTTTGTAAAATACCGGATTCATGCACAGGTAATACAAGGGACAAAGGATTAGTGCATAATGAGGTCTTCCTCCAATGTGCTGGGTAATTCATGAGCTCAACAAGTGAGGTAGGTGGATCATCAGTAGGGCAACAGTTCCATAATAATGTCATGGATCCTTGCGAATTGACGTCCCCAGCAGTAACAGCGTTCACCCCTGGATAAGCAATGGGGACAAAGCGAACAGTACATTTAGTGATTCTGTATCTTTGAAAGTTACGTGCGATGCGTCTGCCAAAAGGGAAGGTGATTTCGCCAGCATTCATCAAATATGAAGTTGTAAGTGGCACAGTTAAAGAATTACCTTCAGTTATCAAACCTAAAAAATCAGTATGTTTAAACTTGGTAATACCACCCATTACACCACCCATTTTAATGGTGCTTTTCACATCGCGCCTGACTACAGCTTTGATTGCTGCGGGGGCAACGCTTCGAGCGGATCTAGCGGGGGGTTTGGTTGGACGTGCAGACAACTTGGGACGTGAGCCCAACAAAGTGCTAGCTTTTGAGGCCTTGGATTTCATCTTACCAGCTTGGTTGCCGACGAGCGCATGTTGCAATTTGTTCATTGATTCAGTTGTAGGATGCCAATCATTGGATACTTTTGGTTGCGCCGTGGAGCTGTGGCCAGACAAAAACACGTAGCCAGGACGGGCGCGCTTGTTTCGTTTGAACAAATCAGATTTATAGTAATCCTTCATCTCATCATCAGTTTGTTTCTGCCGATCATCCCTTAAGCGCTTCTCAGTTGCTCGGGATATCGGTTGTTTTGAATCCATATAATCATGGAATGCTTTAGTAGCCATACCGGTAAATCCCGGTATCTTGTCAAGCACAGGGTGCTCCTTTTCGTATCGATTCAAATACTCAGAGTCATTCTCAGATCGGTTAAGATCATCAATGGTAATGATGTCTGGCTCCGAAAAGAGACGACGCCCAGTGGGCGCAGTTGTATTTGTACGGCTCTTCATTTCATCGAGGGCTTGCTGGCGCATTTTAGATGCGTCATGGGCGGCACGTGCCTCAGTATTTGCGATATCTTGTGCGTCCTTAGACTGCTTTGCACGTAAAAAATAATATTTTTCTTGCTCATCCGTGAGCCCGCCGATCACAGGGCGTGGGCCACTACCAAAGTTACTAATGGTATTTGAAATGGTTTGCATTCCTGCCATGTCGTCTGCTTGGTTATATTTCGAACCTGCAGAGGACGGTTGTTGTTTTTGTTGAAATTTGTTTAATCCGTTATCTTCGGATGCGTTTTTAAATAAAGCGGCGATTAATAATTTAACCAAATAAGAGAATCAATCATATTTGGCGAGATAAAAATATCTTGCCTTGTCTTGTGACGGATAAATGGGTTGTGTCCGCTCTACACCGGTGGGTTGACTCACGATAGGCATTAAACGTGAGTTCTCCACTTTGGTTGAACTTTGCGGCACCATTCCTCCACTACAATCTTTTACTTGTATGGGGCTATCCACTCGACCGATTGCTGTTAAATTTCGTCATTGCAATCGAACATCGTGGTAAATTTTGTTAACTCGGATTCCTTCTTGGGTGGTTAAACCAAGAGTACGAAACCGGGGAAACACC